CACGAGTTCGTGTATTTCGTGATGGTCGTGGCGATGTAGTCAACCTAGTTTGTATTGCTCCTAATCGCGTTCAAGTAGTTCGAAACATACGAACTCGTGAGATCGAATACATCATTGATGATAATCAAGACATTCCAGTCAGCAAGCGTGACATGCTACAAATCACCGAGATGCGCAAGGCTGGCGAGCTACGCGGTATGTCCCGTGTTACTGAACTAAAAGACAACTTAGGTCTATCTAGTGCCTTGCAGTCTTTTGCTTCACGATTCTTTGGTCAGGGTGCAACTACTCAGGGCATTATCGAAACACCACAGGGACTAAACAGCGAACAGGCCAAGCAGCTAGTAGACGGGTTTAATACTCGCCACAGTAGCTTCCGCAAGGCTCACAAGACTGGCCTACTTACAGGTGGCGCAAAGTTTGTAAGAACTGGCGTAAACCCAGACGAAGCCCAGATGCTAGACAGTCGCAAGCTAGCCATTGAGGAAGTAGCTCGTATCTTCCGCGTTCCACCGCACATGATTGGTGTGACTACTCCCGGTGCTATGTCCTACGCATCAGTGGAACAGAACAGCATCAACTTTGTAACCCATACCTTGCGCCCTTACATCGCTAAGATTGAAGATGCTTATAGCGCACTTCTACCTGATAGTGCGTTTATTCGTTTCAACGTAGACGGTCTACTTCGCGGTGACTTTGCTACCAGAATGAATGGCTACTCAATCGGTTCACAGGCAGGGTTTTATTCAGTCAATGACATTAGAAGATTCGAAGATCTCCGACCTGTGGATGGCGGTGACGTTTATCGCGTTCCTTTGGCTAACGTGGATCTGGGTGCTGCTTCACTCGTTGAGACCGACAAGCGTGTCACGATGGCTCAGAAACTTATCAATTCTGGCTTCGATCCTGCTGGCGTTCTATCTGCTCTAGGATTGCCGTCAATCACTCACACAGGCGTACCTACTACCCAGTTGCAACAGATCGCACAAATTGACCCAGAGAACCCTGAGTCCGTTTATGACGTACAACGTACACACGATGTGAATGTTCAGATGCCTGAAACGATTGTGAACGTACCGCCAGCCGTTATCAACGTTGCACCGCCTAACATTACTGTTGAAGCACCACAGCAACGCGCAGTAATTCGCACCGTTGAGCGTGATGATGATGGCAAGATTGTTACTGTTACTGAAAGAGTTGAGGGCTAATGGCTACTGGAATGAGCGCACATCTAGCGAATAGCTTGCTAAATGCGTTAGGCAATAACACCGCTTACGCCGTGACAAATGTTTATGTACAACTGCACGTGGGCGATCCGGGTGCTGCTGGCACTGCCAATGGCGCAACAGAAACCACACGCAAGGCTGTTTCATTTGCTGGTGCATCTACTGGGTCTATTGTTTCTGATGCTGACGTTTCTTGGACAAACATAAGCGGTTCACAGGATGCAACATTCTTTACAGTTTGGGATGCACTAACAGGTGGAAGTTTCTTGTTCTCTGGAACTATCACAGGTAACCCATACACCGCAGGCGATACTTACACGATCTCGTCAGGGTCATTTACAACTTCGCTCACACTAGCGAGCTAAGACATGAGTTCATCAGAACTCAATGACTTTGAATTAAACCTTGACCGTTTAGCGCGACTTGCGCAGATGGTCTTAGATCAACGCGCTTTAGATTCAACTGTTGTTGGTGGCAAGTCTGCCTATACAGCAAATGACTTAGTTTATGACTCAGCCGTGTCTACTTATGACGGCACACTTACTCAGTTAGCCAGAAGCTCTGCAAGTCTTAATGGTCTAAGCGCAAGCATCGCATCTACGCCAGTAGTCGTAGTTTCTGCATCTGCTGCTTTAGGTACATTGACCAGTTCAAGCATTTCAGGGGTAAGCCACACGGCTTCATCTACTGCATCACTTGGGTCTATAAATTCCACAGCTACAACTATTCCACAAATCCTGCCAGTTTTAGATGCTCCGCTTGGTGATCTTGCTAACTCTGCAAGCGCAACAGTTACACACATTGCAACGGCTGCATCTGAACTAGGTGCAATAACAGCAACGGCAAACAGCCTGCCTACTATAAAACCCGTATTTATGGGTTCTCTTGGAACGCTAGATGCAACGGCTACTGCAACTGTTATACCGCCAACCCCACCAGAACCAGTTGCACCGGGCTATGGATCAAATCGCCCTTACCCTGCACCACCACTACGCCAGCCAAAGGTTCAGCCTGCACCACAGCCACCAACGCCAGTAATCGTAGAAACTTTACCAGCGCGACCTGTAAGAATGCCTGCAACAATTACGGCAACAACATCAGCACTAAGCCCAGCATTCTCGATTAGCGTTCAAGCGCAAGTAGAATGGTCAATACTAGAGGATGAAGCAGAGTTGCTTCTACTGCTTTAAGGATTAGCGTGGCAATTACATCAGGTCAGCAAACTATTGGAACTACTGCGGTTCTTGTAGATGGCATTAGCCCTAACCCCTCACGTTTGCACATACATAACATGGATAACACAAAACTCGTATTCATTGGAAATGGTTCTGTAACTATCACAAACGGTCTTGCCTTAGAAAAGTTAGACAGTATTGAACTGGTTCTTAATCCCGGTGAATCACTATACGCAGTTTCAGAATCTGGTACTCATCTCATCTCTTGGTTAAGGCAGACACAATACTAATGCCATATTTCATTACAGATAAAGCGCAAGGTTGCTCAGGCTGGGCAACTACTAAAGAGGATGGCGAAGTTATTGGTTGCCATACAACAAAGCAGGCTGCCATAGATCAGATGGTGGCCGTTTCACTAGCTGAGGAAATGGAACCGGGTGGGGAGCGCATTGACTCCGGGCCACTAGCTGTAATCGTGGACATTGACGATACTCTGATTCGAGATGGACAGTTAATTCAAAAGACCTACAATTACTTAGATGACATGGAAGATACAGAAATCTTTATTGTCACTGGTCGTAACGATTCGACAAGAGATGAAACCGTTGCTCAATTGGATTCTTTAGGCGTGGACTATGACCGTCTATTTATGAACCCGGGAAGCACAGCCGATACACCAGCGTTCAAGAAAGCAACTGCTGAAAGGCTTTTGCAGGAATACAACGTGATCATTGCAATTGACAACAACCCAGCTAATCGCGCTGTCTATCGTGAACTTGGGATTACTGCGCTAGACGTTTCAGATGTGCCAGATGTGCCATCAGATGAAAACGATCCAGATGAAGAACGCGCTGTCAATCAAGATGCTCCTGCCTACATGAGAGCAGCAGCTAGACGTGGCCTAGAACTCTATGCAGATGGCAAGGGTGGCGATGGTTTAGTTGATCGCACTATTCGTGAAGCCAGACTTATGGCTGATGGACAAGTTTCAGATGATAAGTGGATTCGTATTGCTGCTTGGATTGCTCGTCATTTAGGCGATCTTGATTCACCAGATGCAAACCCTGAATCTGACAACTACCCAAGTGCAGGAGTCGTAGCTCATTTACTTTGGGGAAGTGGACCGGGTAAGCGACAGGCTCAACGCGCTCTAGATTATGCACAAGGTGTTGTGGAACGCATCCGCGCCGAGGAACGCACCGCCAATGATTTACAAAATGAGAAATGGCGTTCAATCGCGCTAAACTTAAACAAGGATGAAAGGCAGTCAATGACCACCAATGTAGAACGCCGTGTTAATACCGTTGAGTTTGATGTCCGTAATGGGGAAGCATCCAGCGATGGCATGAGTTTCACTGGCTACGCAGCCGTTTTTAATAGCCCATCAGAACCGCTACCTTTCACTGAGGTTATTCGTGAGGGTGCATTCAAGCGTTCCTTGAAGTCGCGCAACGAAATCAAACTGTTCATGAACCACAACACAGACGTTGTTCTAGGTTCTACACGCGCTGGAACTTTGAAACTGACTGAGGATTCACGCGGTCTACTAGCTCAAGCCGAACTGCCAGACACCAGCGCAGGTCGCGACCTATCGGTTCTAATGAAGCGTGGCGATGTATCGAGCATGTCATTTGGCTTCAGCGTTCCACCAAAGGGTGATGCTTGGTCAAGCGATGGCGCAACCCGTGAACTTCATCAGGTACGCCTGCACGAGGTTTCGATTGTGACTGGATTCCCAGCCTATGAAGCAACTACTGCAAGCGTTCGTTCCTTGGACATTTTGGCACAGCGCACCGCCGTTGATGTAGATACTCTTAGCGATGCGATTCTAAAGCTAGAAGCAGGCGAGACTCTAGATGCCACACACGCTGATCTAATTAGCGAAGTTGTGCAGAAGCTACGCGCAGACAAGCCAAGCGAATTAGACATGCTAGAGATCAAGCGAAAGCAACTTGATCTAATGCTTAAAGCATTCTAAGATTCTTAGAAAGAACGGCTCGGATGTGGGGAAGCGTCTGAGCCGTTTTTTATTGTGCAATAATTAAACTGTGCGATTGCGTGGAGCCACCGTTGCGCTTATCTGTCGTGGAGCCACGCAGAACTTGTAAGACCCAATCCAATCTAAGACTTTAGGAGTCCACTATGTCTGACTACATCCGTCAGCAAGCGGAAGCTCGTGCAAAGGCTTGGGAAGAAGCAAAGGCTCTTCTCGACTCAGCAGCAGCTGAAAAGCGCGATCTATCCGCAGAAGAAAACCAAACCTATGACCGCATCATGGCTGACCTTGATTCACGTTCACAGGTAATGGAAACAATGAAAGCTCAAGCAGAGCGTGAAGAACGTGCTGCCGAAGCAATGAAGGGCTTTGAAGCCCAAGTTAAGCCAGCAGTTGTATCTGTTCCAGAAATCAACGAAGCTGAACTAATCCGTTCCCTTGCTCGTGGTGAGATTCGTTCCCACTCGTTCGAGAAGCGCGATGTAACAAAGGGTTCAACTGGCGCACCAGTACCGACCTCTTTCTACGATCAGGTAATCATGCTTGCTCGTCACGTTGGCCCGATGCTAGAAACTTCAACAATTCTTAACACCGCTGGTGGAGAGAACTTGCAGATTCCGTCACTAAGCGCATACAGCGTTGGCACAGTTTCTGGCGAAGCTGCTACTATTGGCGAAAGCGATCCAACATTCAATGCATTCAAGACTCTTGGTGCATACAAGTATTCATTCCTAACTCAGATCAGCCGTGAAATGGTTGAAGATGCAGGCGTGGATATTCTTGGATTCCTTGCACAGCAAACTGGTAACGCACTTGGCTACGCAGTCAATGGCGCACTAACAACTGGAACAGGAACAGTACAGCCAACCGGTATCGTAACTGCTGCTGGTTCGGCATCACTGGTGGAACTGGCGTATCTGGCGCATTCACTGCTGACAACCTAATTGACTTGGTTTACAGCGTTGATACCGCAGGTCGCACCCTACCGGGTACAGGATGGCAAATGAATGCTCAGGCAATCGCTGCTGTTCGTAAGCTAAAGGATTCAGCAGGACAGTACTTGTTCAGCCCATCCCTATCTGCTGATGCTCGTGATCTATTGCTTGGATACCCTATCTTCGAGAATCCAGCCATCGCGTCCCCAGCAACAAGCGCAAAGTCAGTAATCTTTGGTCACTTGCCAAGTTACTTTGCTCGCACCGTTGGTGGACTACGCCTAGATCGTTCCGACGATTACGCGTTCCAGAACGACCTAATTACATTCCGCGCCACAATGCGCGTGGATGGAAACCTAATCCAGACTTCACATGTGAAGTACTTTGCTGGTGCAGCTTCCTAATTAGGAACCAAAAACGTGGAACCCCACCGAGAGCGCAGGCTTGGTGGGGTTCTGCTTTTATTTGATCACGTTTTAATGTAAGGTTCAAAGCACCTGCGAATAAAGGAACTCCCTGTGTCAAAGCAATTAGCAATTGGTTGGAATAGCAACGCGCCTTGGGCTGCAACTGGTTATGGAACTCAAACAGCCCAAGTAACTCAGCGACTAAAAGAACTGGGTCACAATGTAGCGATCTTTAATAACTACGGTCTAGAGGGAAGCAACACAGACTGGAACGGCATGCCCGTTTATCAGCGTGGCGCAGACCTTTACTCAAATGACGTAGTACCTGCACACATGCACGACTGGACTTCGCGCCATCCTAAGCAAGGTCACATACTTTTTACGCTTTATGACGTATGGGTATTCAAAGGCCCTAGATGGGCTGATTGGAATGTTGCTAGCTGGGTTCCAGTTGATCACATCCCTGCACCACCAGAAGTAACTAAGTGGCTTGCACAAGACTTTGTAACTCCTATTGCCATGAGCCAGTACGGGCAGACAATGATTGAGAACGTAGGCATTGAGTCCCTTTATGTGCCACACGGTATCGAGTCAGTCTTTAAGCCAATGAAACGCCACAAGGGAACTACTGGCAGAGATTACATTGGCGTTGGCGAGGACAAGTTTGTAGTTGGCATGAACGCAGCCAACAAAGGCGTAAGCCCTAACCGCAAGGCATTTGGTGAAAACATTCTTGCGTTCTCTATGTTTGCCCAAAAACACGATGACGTAGTTCTTTATCTGCACACAGACCAGATGGGCGCACTAGGTGGAATCAAACTCTTGCAGTTGCTTCAATCCTGTGGAGTGCCAGAGGACAAGTTTGCGTTTGTTGATCCTTATGTTTACCGCACCGGGATTGACCAGCAGACTCTAGCCACGATCTATACGGCGATGGATGTATTGCTTGCCACCTCATACGGCGAGGGCTTTGGTATTCCAACTGTGGAAGCACAAGCCTGTGGCACACCTGTAATTGTTAGCGACTTTGCAGCTTCAAGCGAGCTACTAGGTGACGGCTGGCTCATTGACGGGCAACCGCTTTGGGATGCACCGCAAGCATCTTGGTTCCACATGCCAAGCGTTCCTGCCATTGTGGATGCTCTAGAGCAGGCTTATCAGCGTGGTCGTGGCAGATCAGAAAAGGCACAAGAGTTTGCTAAGGCGTATAACGCCGATACCGTCTTTGAGGAACACTGGAAGCCTGCACTAAAGGTGCTGGAAGCCAAAGCCCTAGAACGGATGTAGAGCGTGAAAATAGGCTGGTACACGCATCACATTGAGAATACGCCTAACGTGGCTCACAGTGGCTCTGTAAGCCCCACAGGGCTATTCACGGGGCAGTTTGCAGGTGGGGCAGAAATGTCGGACTACGAATACCGCTTACAAGCTCCTCTTGATTACAAGATTGAGATTGTCACCCCATACACATTCGATACACACGACATACACCAATTTGATTCAGTCATAGTCACTGGCACAGATGCCTTTACAGATGCACAGTTATACAGACTGGCTGAATATGACCCGTTTGTATTTGTGCATCATTTACAAACTCCACGCGCAGGGCTTAACGCTTTGATTCGTGGCTCTCGCTTATTTGTAACCCATACGCCGGCACACATGCGCAGAGAGTTAGCTTGGACTAAGCCACGCAAGACAGCGCAGGTTTTAAGCTACTTTGATACCAGCAAGTGCTACGACATCATGGACAAGAAGCCGATAGCACTTTGGGCTGCTAGGAATCATCCGTTGAAAGGCCAACTACGCGCTCACGCTTGGGCAGCACAGGCAGGCTACGAGTTCAAGGCTCTGACAGATGTATCGCGTGAACAGGTACTAGATGCAATGGCAAGGGTCGAATGGTTTGTGCATTTACCGTTAGCCTTTGAGTCAGAATGCAGGGCAGTCATGGAAGCGGTGCTTTCAGGTTGCAGGATTCACACTAACGAGAACGTAGGAATAACTAGCGTTGAAGATTGGCACGATGCAGATGCATTGCGCCACATGGTAGATAAGGCAGGCGATACATTTTGGAAACTGGTAAACCAATGAGAATGCTTACAATCATTCCCACAAGAGGGCGCAACGATAACGCCATTAGATTATTTGAAGCTATCAACGCAACGGCTGACTTTACAGAGGTCATCTTTGCCATAGATGCAGATGACGTTAAGACCTATCAAGGGCTTATGAATGAAACTGCTGGGCTAGATAACGTCAAGGTTTGCATTGCTGACCGTATGGGTATGAACGGAACTCTTAATCATTGGGCTTTATGGTTCTCCCCTGACTACGATTACATCTGCTTTATGGGTGACGATCACCTACCTCGCACAGGTGGCTGGGATACGAAGCTCGCAGAAGCTATTGGTACAGAACCGGGCATCGCTTACGGGAACGATTTATTGCAAGGCGAGAATTTGCCCACTGCTGTGGTTATGTCCAGCAGGATTATTAGAGCTACTGGATTCATGTCACCGCCAGCCTTAAAGCACTTATTCCTAGATAACTACTGGCTTGCAATGGGTCACGCGCTAGAAAACGTGAACTATCTGCCAGAGGTAGTAATCGAACACATGCATTACACAAACGGCAAGGCTGCTCATGACGATAGATACGCAGCTGTAAATAACCCTGAAATGCACAACGGCGATCAGGCTATCTTTGCTGAATACCTAGCCAACGAATTCATCAATGACGTTGAAAACGTAAAGGCTTGGTAATGAAGATACTTATTACTGGGCATAAGGGTTTCGTAGGTCGCAACTTTGTTAAGGCTTTGCCAGATAGCGACATAACAGGCATTGACCTAAAAGACGGAAACGATTGCAGGGATTTCTTTAAGAGCAACACAGAACAGTTTGATCTAGTGATTCACTTGGCAGCTATTGTCGGTGGTCGCGCCACTATCGAGGGTGAGCCACTATCGGTAGCAACTGACCTTTCAATAGATGCAGAGTTCTTTAACTGGGTGCAAAGCACTAAGCCTAAGAACGTGGTCTATTTCTCTAGCTCGGCTGCTTACCCAATAGACCTACAAACCACGCACCGCCGTCACCGCTTAGATGAGTGGGACTTAAACCTTGATGCGGTTAGGAATCCTGATCTTACCTATGGCTGGGCAAAACTCACAGGGGAATACTTGGCACAGTTTGTTACTGACTCAAACGTGTTTATCTTTAGACCGTTCTCAGGTTACGGCTCAGACCAAGATGCCGATTACCCGTTTCCTAGCTTCATTGACCGCGCTCTAGCCAAGGCAGACCCCTTTGACATTTGGGGCGATGGTGAGCAGGTACGCGACTTCATTCACATTGAGGACATAGTTCAGGCTGTGCTTTGGCACGTTCAGACTGGATACACAGGCACGTTCAATCTTTGTTCAGGGCAAGCCACTAGCTTCAATGACCTTGCTGAAATGGTCTGCGAGGAAGCAGGTTACAAGCCTGTGTTCAACCACATCCAGACCGCGCCTGTTGGTGTGCAGTATCGAGTAGGCACACAGCATTTATCGCATCAGTATTTCGTTCCTAAGATCAGTCTGCGTGAGGGAATCCGCAGGGCATTAGAAGAACGCAAGTAGAATAGTAAAGACTTTAGGAGTTACTTTGGCGATCACCAACGGCTATGCCACCCTTGCACAGGTTAAATCAGCCTTACGCATTTCTGACAACGTAGATGACAGCCTGCTTGAAATGGCTATTGAGTCTGCCTCACGAGCTATTGACGGCCACGCTGGACGTTACTTCTACTCAACAGGAACAGCCACGCGCTACTACGCAGCAGATGATTCCTACGTCACGCAGATTGACGATGTATCTGGAACAGCTCTAACGCTTCAAACTTCATCAGCAGGCGATGGCGTATTTGATACGACTTGGGCAGTTGGTGACTACCAGCTAGAACCGCTTAACGGCAACGTAGATGGTCTTGCAGTTCCGTACACCCGTATCCGCGCTGTAGAAAACTACCTGTTCCCAGTAGAAGATGATCAAGCACTAATCAAACTAACCGCAGTCTTTGGTTGGGCTTCTGTGCCTATTTCAATTACACAGGCTTGCATCATTCAGAGCAGCCGTATCTTTAAGCGACTAGACAGTCCTCTCGGCATAGCTGGCTTTGGAGACATGGGAGCGATGCGCGTTAGCCGTTACCTAGACCCAGACGTTGAGCAGTTGGTTGCGCCTTATCGCCGTGTTAGGAACTTTGCTTAATGGCTTCCATTTCAGAGCTACGCGCTGGGATCAAAGCCAACCTAGCCACTATCTCAGGGCTACGGGTTTCTGACTTTCAGCCTGACAACATCAACCCACCTGTTGCAATTGTCTTTCCTATCGGGGTTAACTATGACGATACTTTTCAGCGTGGAATGCAGACTTATACGTTCTCGGTGCAGGTAATCGTAGGCAGAGTTTCAGAACGAAGTGGTCAGAACTCCATAGATGCTTATGTTTCAAGCACTGGGGCTAATAGCATTAAACTAGCAATAGAATCTAATAAGACACTTTCTGGCAAAGCGTTCGATCTCAGAGTTACTGACATGCGCAACTATGGGGAACTACTTGTCGGTGAGGTAAACTATTTATCAGCAGAGTTCGTAGTTCTCTGCTACGCAGACTAAGGGAGCAACACAACATGGCGAAATTTGCAGCCACTGATTACAAGGTCACCGTAAACGGTACCAACTTCTCTACTAACCTAAATAGCGTTGAACTTGCTATTGAATCAGACGATCTAGAAACAACTGCATTCGGTGGCGAATTCCGCACTCGTGTTGGTGGTCTGAAGAGTGGTTCTTTAACACTTCAGTTCATGCAAGACTTTGGCGCAGCATCAGTAGATGCAACTCTGTTCCCATTGCTTAACACTTTGGCTACCGTTGTAATCGCTCCAACTTCTGGAACTGTTAATTCCACCAATCCGGCATATACCGCGATTTGCTTGGTCAATTCCTATTCTCCATTCAGCAGCTCAGTCGGCGATATTGCAACGCTTTCGGTGACGTGGCCGACATCAGGCACAATCACACGCGGAACTGTCTAACCCATGAAGATCAACCTGCGCGTAACTTTTAACGACAAGTCAGTTGAAGATGTATCAGCTACGGCTCGTGACCTTGTAGCTTTTGAGGACAAGTTCACTAAGAGTGTTGCATCACTAGAGACAGATTTTAGAATCACTGACTTGCTGTGGCTTGCATGGCATTGGTTAGAACGTCAGGGTAAAACCAAAAAGGCGTTCGAGGACTGGTGCGATGACGTAGACACAATCGAAGCGAGTGACGAAAGCCCAAAATAACAGGGTTGGGTGACTCATCCCAACATTGGTATTTGGCTTATCTATCCTGTGAAACTGGCATTGCTCCGTCAGTTTTAATGGAAGAATCCGAGCGTATGCTTTTTACTATGGGAATGTATCTGCGCTGGCGAAACAGTCAGGGGTAATAATGGCAACATCTAGAGTAACTGGTGTAGCTGATACCGTGAGAGTTCTCAACAAACTAAACAAACAACTCGTCACAGATGCCCGTAGAGACCTTAGAAGTGGTGCGCAACCTGTAGCAGATGCCATCAAGTCCAACATTCCAAATGAAGCACCGCTACGAGGAATGATCCACAATGGGCGCACAGCTTGGAAGCCAGCAGGGGTAACGGCAAAAGTTAAAACTAACTTTTCAAAGAAAGCCCAGCGCAATGAAACTTCCTTAGTTTCTATTGTTGTTGGTGCTAAAGGAAAGAACGCAACTGGTGCTGCTGCATTCCAGATAGCAGACATGGCAGGTCGTAAGGCTAGAGGCAAAACTAGATCAGGCCGAGCCATGATAAATAAACTGAACAGCATTAACAGGGCATCGCGCTACGTCTACCCTGCTGCTGAACGTGAGATCCCGTATGTCATAAATCAGGTTGAAGGTACAATTAAGGGATTAAGCACCTCGTTAAATAATGAATTAAAAAGGGTTAGGTAAGTCATGGCAATTATTGTTCCGATTACCACCACATTCGACCCTAAAGGTTTAGATAAAGCAATAGCAGAAATCAAACGCGCTGAGGGTGGCTTTAAGAAGCTAGGAATAACCAGCAACATTCTGTCAGCTAGTTTTATTGACACTGGCCGTTCTTTAACTAGAAACTTGACCTTGCCACTTGCAGGTCTTGGCATTGTGATGAATAAGACTGTCACAGACGCGTCTAATCTTGCAGAAGCTGAATCAAAGGTTAATGCCGTATTTAAGACACAAGCCGGCGAGATTGCTAAGTGGTCTAAAACTACGTCGACCTCTTTAGGTGTTTCTACACGTGCTGCTTTAGAAGCCGCTGGAACTTACGGCAACTTGTTCCAAGCCTTTGGTATCGGTCAAAAAGAGTCCGCAAGAATGTCGATGCGATTGGTCGAACTTGCAGCAGACATGGCATCGTTTAACAACGTACCTATTGACGAAGCATTAACTGCATTACGCTCTGGTTTATCTGGCGAAACAGAACCGCTTAAGCGTTTTGGTGTTGCTCTTAATGATGTGCGTTTACGTCAGGAAGCACTGAACCTAAAGATTTATGACGGTCAAGGTGTCCTAACGGTAGCTCAAAAGTCCCAAGCTGCCTATGCTCTGATTCTTAGAGATACCGCTTTACAGCAGGGTGACGTAGCTCGTACCGCAGGCGGTCTTGCTAATCAAAAGAAATTCTTAGCAGCACAGGTCGAGGACTTATCTGGTTCATTTGGTGCGGTACTGACTCCAATCATGATCAACGTTGTTGGAGTACTTAGAAATTCAGTATTGCCAAACATCCAAAAACTGATCGAAGCCTTTAAAACTCTTTCGCCTAACGCTATTGTTACCGCAGTTCAAATTGGTTTCTTTGCTGCTGCACTAGGCCCGGCGATGGTGGCCGTTGGTTACATGATCAAGATGCTTCAAGGTCTAGCAACTGCGTTTCAGTTTGTAATTAAGCGAGCAGTTCTTATTCCAGCTGCAATTCTTTTGATCATTGCTGCGTTTGTAAAAAGCGCAGATGCTTCTATGTCTTGGGGTCAAGCCGTAGTAAAGGTTATACGCGGTGTAGTGATTGCCTTTGTGCAACTTGGTAACGCGGCATCGGCTGCTATCAACGTAGTTATTAAGGGATACAACGCTTTCCAGAAAGTCTTAAAGAGTGGCGATGTAATTCAGGAAGTTGGAAACTTTGACTTCTTAATTCGTGGCGTAGATAGCGCAGCTACAGCATTTGGTAACTTCAGCAATCAACTAAAGGCAGAACAAACAAACCTCTCTGCAATTGCGGATCAGGCTAAGAATCTTGCTGCATCTATTGATACTCCGAGCAGTGGTACTGGTGGTGCTGCTGCTAAGTCGGTGGGTGGCGCAAGCAAGTCTGCTGCTGAAAAGATTGCCAAGTTCACAGAAACCTTATCGGCTGCCAATTCAGTTCTTTCTGACTCGAAGCAAAAGTTCCGTGACTACGCAAGTTCTGTAACTAGCTCTATAACTGGCGTGATTAGTTTCAGCACCGCAGCAACTGCGGAAACTGGAACATTCCTAGAAAACCTGACTGCACAAGCTACAAAGGCACAGGACTTTGGAACTAAAGTCAGAAGCCTTTTATCAATGGGATTATCAGAAACCGCTATTGGTCAGGTTCTAGCTGCTGGCGCAGATGCCGGCACAAAGATTGCTGATGAAATTATTGCTGGTGGCGCAACGGTTGTAAACCAAATCAACACATTAGTAAGCGCAACCCAGTCCGTAGCTGATGCCGTTGGTGAGTCGGCTGCCACTCAGTTCTACTCAGCAGGTGTCGCTGCTGGTCAAGCACTTGTAGACGGTGTCAAGGCTGCTATTGCTGCTGCTGGTCTATCGGTTACAGCTACTGGAACTATTGTCAATCAGGCTGGCATAGATCAGGTCAATGCAGCTATTGCCAAAGCCAAATCAGGCAAGGGTGACAAGAAGAAAGTCACCAAGAAAGAACGCCAGTCAATTATGGACTTGGCTGCATCCCTTGGCGTTGAAGTTCCTGCCTTTGCTAAGGGTGGCATTGTCACCGGCCCAACGCTTGCACTTATTGGTGAAGCCGGGCCAGAAGCAGTTGTGCCGTTATCAGGTCGCAATGCTGGCATGGGTAACACAATCAACCTAACTATCAATGCAGGCATGGGCGCAGACGGTGCTTCGATTGGTCGTGAAATCGTAGACATTATTAAACGTTACGAGCGCGTTAGTGGCCCAGTCTTTGCGAGCGCGTAAATGTCTAATCCAGAAACTAAGGTCTTTATTGCGTTCGACCTCACTGCATCAGGTGGTTCATTCTTTGCGCTTGATGATCCAGTACGGGGCGTTCTTGATAGCTCTTATGTTCTGGGTGGCGATGTTCTGGTTGATGTTACTAATTATGTGGCTAGTGCTTCTATTTCTCGTGGCAAGTCAAGAGAGTTAGACCGCTTCACAGCAGGTAACGCATCTGTAATTCTGCACAATGACGATAGAACCTTTGACCCGTTCTATGAGGACAGCCCGTACCGTTCCCAGATTCTGCCTAGAAAGCAGGTCGTAATTGAGAGCAACGGCATCCGTCAGTTCACTGGCTACATAGATGACTGGGATTTGAGTTACGAGCTAGGCGGTAAGTCGTTTGCTTCGATCAGCTGCGTGGATGGTTTCTTGCAGTTATCGGCTACCCAGATTGACTCGTTTACAAACGTAGCTCAGTTATCTGGTGAACGTATTGAAACAATTATTAACCGCCCAGAAGTAGCTTGGCCTGCTGGTGAGCGCGACATTGACCCCGGACAAGAAACTTTGCAAGCCGATCTTGTGCCAGAGAACACCAACGCCCTGCAATACCTGCAACTGGTTGAGTCCACAGAACCCGGCGCATTGTTTATGTCTAAGTCAGGTGCGCTTACATTCCGTGACCGCATCACCGTTCCACCGCTAGTAGATACCCTAATCTTTGCTGACGATGGTAGAGCAGAATCCGTAGGCTACAACAACATTGCCGTTATCTATGGGTCAGAGAACCTTTACAACCGCATTGTTGTAACTCGTGAGGGTGGAACTCCACAGGTAGCTGACAATCTTTTATCGCAAGACATTTACGGCGTACAGACTTTATCCCTAGACGGGCTGTTACTAACTAGCGATGCCGATTCACTTATTCTGGCTGACTATTTGCTAGGTCGCTACGACCAACCAGAACTACGCTTTTCAAGTCTGCAAGTAACCCTGCACGACAAGAACACCGCAGATCAGGCTGAACTTCTAGCCGTTGAGATTCAAGACGTTATCAAGATCGTGTTTACCCCTAACGGAATACCGCCAGCCATTGAGCGATACGGCTTAGTTACAGGCATTAAGCACACCATTGGGATTGACACTCATACAGTCACGTTTGACTTTGGTT